CTGTGCCCAACATCTAGGGCGCCACTTGACATGGGAGTGCACAGTCCCTAATCGTGTACTGCGAGCAGTTGCCCATGGGGCGGTGTGGAGGGTGTGAGCATGGGGTGGCGGGCGGTGGAGCTGGGCGGTGGCGGGCGGCGGCCGAGTTAGCGTCGCGCAGGCGGCTATCTCGGCCTGCCGCAGTCTCATCGGCCAGGGCAAGGTCGCGACCGGCGACTGGAGCCTGTCGGCCGCCGAGGAGAACGCGCTCCTCGGCGATCCTCCCAACTGGGAGCGCTACGGCAAGTGGTTCCTCGGGCGGCGCGAAGGCGTCAACCCCGAGACCAAAGACTACTACGCCTACCCCTACGGCAAAGATGGTCAGGTCTACCGCCGCGCGCTGATCGCCGCGAAGCAACGAGCCTCCCAGCAGGGCCACGCCTCGGTGTTCAGGGCGGCGGGCATGCTGCTCGCCGAGTGCGATGGCGACGAGGCGCGGGGCGTGGTCACCCACGCGCGAGCCGTCGACCTCCAGGAGATGCGCCCCGCGGCCGGAGAGCCGTGGCCCGGGGAGCAGCGCGTCCAGGCCCTGCCCTGGGGCCTGATCACGCCGGCCGATGGCCGGGCGCCGTGGATCGTCAACGAAGCATCCGCCCAGGCGATCTCAGCGCAGTTCAACGGCCGCCAAATCGACCTGCCCATCGACTACGACCACTTCGGGCCGCCGGAGAGCCCGAACCCGTTCGTTGTGCCCGCGCCGGCCGCAGGCTGGGTCAAGGGCATCGAGATTGTGGCGCCGGCAGATGGCGCGACGCCCGACCTCGCGGTGCATGGCGTGTGGCTGGCCGTCACGTGGACGCCGCGCGCGCGTCAGGCGCTCAGCGATCGCGAGTTCCGCTACTTCTCCGCCGAGTTCTTCTTCGACCCGGAGAGCCGGGTCGTAACGGCTATCGGCGGCCCAGGGCTCGGCGCTGGGGCGCTCACCAACTACCCGGCGGTCGAAGGCATGTTGCCGGTCGCCGCCAGACACGACGACCACGCAGATCACGGCGGCAACGCCGCCGAGGAAGACAGCGCCGCCCGTGGCGCAGAAGGAGGTCCGGAAATGGAGCGGCTCATGAAAGAGCTGGGGGTCTCCACCCCGGAAGAGGCCATGAAGGCGATCGCCGATCTCAAGGCGAAGGCCGGCATGGCCGAGAAGGCCGGGACGGAGACGGTGGCGCTCACCACGCAGCTCGAGCAGGTGACCGCCAGGGTGAAGACGCTCGAGCCGCTCACCGAGAAGGTGAAGCAGCTCGAGACGGAGAAGGCCGAGGCGCAGGTCGCGGCGTTCCTCGCGGAAGCTCGCGAGCAGCTCGGCGAGCTCGACGAGAAGACCGCGGCGTTCGCGCGGAAGACCGCCGCTCGCGACCTCACCGAGGCCCGCGAGTGGCTGGCCATCCAGCCGCGACCGGCGACGGTCGCGGCGCCCGGGACCGGCCGCCTGCCGATCTCCGCCAAGGCCGCGGCCTCGGGCGTCGTGCGTTTCACGTTCGACGCGGACCCTGACGGGGTCGCCGTCGTCGACAAGGCCGTGGTCATGGCCCGGGAGCAGCAGATCCCGCTCGCTCGCGCCATCGACCTGGTCGAGCAGGGAGGCTGACATGGTCACCGCCATCAAGGCAGAGCAGCATCTGACCGACGCCCTCACTATCCAGGCGGCGGCAGCGATCACCAAGCGCCGCTTCATCGGCTACGACGGGAACCATTGCGGCGCCAACGCGCGGGCCGTGGGCGTCTCGGCGTTTGACGTGGCCGCGTCCGGCGAGCAGATCACGGTCTATGGCCGTGGGAACCTCGTCAAGGTCACGTCGGCCGGCGCGGTCTCCGCCGGCGCCGAGGTGGCGTCCGGCGCCAACGGCAAGGCGGTCGCGGCCTCCGCGCTGGCCACGGCGGCGCCCGTCGTCGACATCAGTAAGCTGACGATCGACGACACCAAGCTGACGATCGACGCCGGCGCGACGCCGGTGACCTCAACCGCAGCGAACGGCGCGATCATCACGGCCGCCGCCGACGCGATGCAGGTCGCGGCCGGCTTCCTCGCGGCGCCCGTGGTCTCCGGCGGTGCCACCCCCCAGAAGGTCAACGGCATGGCCATGGAAGCGGCCAGCGGGGCGGACGAGGACATCCTCGTCCTCCTGTACTGAGGAGGTTGCGATGGCCAGCAGACTCACCGAACTCAAGCTCAACATCAGCCCGACGCTCACGGCGAAGGCCCTGGGCTACGCGCCGGGCGGGCTCATCGGCAGCCGCATGCTCTCGCTCATCCCGTGCGGGGAGGAGGGGGCGCGGCTGCCCCAGTTCGACGCGAGCTTCCGGCGCGTCGTCGACACTAAGCGCGCGCTGCGCGCGCTGCCGAAGGAGATCGACTACCACATCAGCTACACGGATGTGGCGTTCGACGAGCAGTCGCTCGCGCTGAAGGTGGACGAGCGCGAAGTGGTCGCCGCCAGGCGCGTGAACGCCCCCGATCCGATGGCGCTCGCAGCCAACGGCTCGAAGGACGTCATCATGCTGGGCAGCGAGAACGACATCGCTGTCCTGCTGACGACCGCCGGGAACTACGCGGCGAACCACTCGGAGACCGTGGGCGCGGGTGCCGCGAAGTGGGACTCGGTGACCGGCGGCGTGTCGGACGTCGACATCATCGCCGTGATCCGCGCGAAGTCTGCGCTCGTCCGCTCGAAGACCGGCAAGCGCCCGAACAAGTTCGCGTGCGGGAGCGTCGTGTGGGACGCGATCCAGGAGAACACGAAGGTCAAGAGCCGGATCTCCTACGCGCCCGACAAGCCGGATGCGGCCGTGGTCACGGAGGCGGCGTTCGCCAGGCTCATCCAGGTCGACGAGGTGGCGGTCGGGGACGCCGTGTACTCGGCAGACGGCGCCACGATCTCCGGCGACATCTGGGGCGACAGCGCGATGCTCCTCGTCCACTCCGACCTCACGGTCATCGAGCAGCCGACGTTCGGCGTGCTGGCGATGGAGGAGTTCGGGCAGATCGGGAACGTGCCGGTTTTCGGGTTCGTCAGCACATGGGACCACCCGAGCGGCATGATCCACTACGTCGCGTACACCGCCCACTACAAGCCGGCCGTGGCCATGAATACCGCTGGCTACCTCTGGCTGGACACCTTGACCTGAGCCGAGTGAGGACGGGGACGGGGGCGGGCTCGCCCGCCCCCAAAGCCCCAGGGAGGACGTGATGCCGACAGTGATCGGACCGATCGGCTACGGGCGGGCGGACGGCAAGACGGCGCCCGCCGGCACGCCGATCGAGGTGAGCGACAAGGAGGCCGCGCGGCTGGTCGCGCAGCGCGGCTTCCAGCTCGTCGGGGCGGCCACGCCGCCGCCCGACAAGGATGGCGACGACGACGAGCCGAGTGGCGAGTCGGGCGCCGACGAAGACGCCGCGAAGACGGCCGGCGCCGGCGGCAATCAGCCGCCGGCTGGGCCGGGCCCGCTCCCCTCCCCCTCCACTCTCCAGGCGATGCGCCTGGCGGAGCTGCAGGCGCTGGCGGCCGAGCGCGGGGTCGAGGTGCCCGGGGACGCGACCAAGCGCCAGATCATCGAGGCGCTGGCCGCGGCTGCCGGCGAGGGGAACGCGGGGGAGTAGGTGGCCGCGTACTTCGACATCGACGACCTCAAGGGCGTCATCGACGCGGCCACGATCGTCAACCTCGCCGATGATGACCAGGATGGCGTCGCCGATGCAGCCGTGCTCGCCGACGTCTACGCGAAGGTCACAGCGGAGATCGACGCCGCACTGCTCGCCGGTGGCTACACGGCGCCGGTCGCGACGCCGGGCGAGTACCTGGCCGGCCTCGGGGCCCGGCTGGCGATCGGGCCACTCTACGCGCGGCGACCAGCCGTGCCGACGCCCGAGCATACGACGAAACTCTGGGAGGCGGCGAAGGCCGACCTCAAGCAGATCGCAGCCGGCAACCTCTCGGTGCCCGAAGCCGAGTACGAGGCGTCGAGCGGCGCCGCCGGCGGCATCGCCGTGTCGAGCGACGATGCCCGTGGCTGGGCGGACTCGGAGCTGTTCTGATGGCCGAGCCACGCGGCTTCCAGGTCGACTACTCACGCCTCATGGCGCGGCTCAAGCGCGGTATCACCGAACTCTCCGGTAACGCCATGCAGGATGTCGCGGACTACGCCGCCATCAAGCTCGAGAGCGACTCCGTGCAGGCGTTCACGCGCCAGGCGGGCCCGGCGACGGGGCAGAGGTGGAAGCCATCGCTCCGAGCCAAGAGGCAGCACGGCCAGACGCTGCTCGATACCGGCCGCCTGCGGCGCGGCGTGCGCGCGGAGGGTACGGCCAAGGGCCGCAAGGCGACCGTCGTCGGCGGCACGGTGCCGATCGTCTACGCGGCGATCCACCAGTTCGGCGGACAGGCTGGCCGCAATCGCGCTGTGACGCTACCGGCGCGGCCGTACGTCGGCCTCCGCGCCCAGACCATCGAAAAGATCCGGGCCTTCATCCGCACGCGCTGCACTGGGGCGCTCACGTGAGCGACCACGCCACGATCCTCGCCGCGGCCGTGGCCAAACTCGAGGCGGCGCAGCCCGCGGGCTGCCGCACCATCCAGGCGTCCGACCAAGAGGCGTTCGTGCAGCTCGCGCGCACGCCTCCCGCATACGGCCCGGTCTACGCCGGGCGTGAATTCGAGGAGCCGAAGGTCCGGGCCAACTCGCAGCAGAGCGCCGAGTGGGGCTGGGACCTGTTTGTGATGGGCCGGCTCCCCGCCGCCAACGTCCCAGCGGGCACCGATGTCTTCTCGCTGCTGGAGGCGAGCTACGGCGCCCTCAACGGGCTCCAGCCGGCCGGGATGAGCGGCGTCCGCCTGACGTGCGTCAACGAGCGGCTCGTCGACGTCCTGAGCGGCGCGCTGCTCTATGTGCAGTCGTGGCAACACTGGAGGGCACCGCAGTGAGGATGCGAGTGGCATTGTCCGCGGGTGACTTGCGCTCGAGCGCGACGCTGCTCGGCGTCGGCGTCGTGACGCACGAGCCCGACGAGCGCGAGCTAACGCCGGCGCAGGTTGCGTCGCTGCGCGGCAAGGGGTTCGCGGTCGCAGAAGTGTCCGACGCGGCGGCCGAGCGCCCAACGGAGCGCGTCCCGCGCGGCCGACACCGCATGGGGGGCGCGACACCAGCGGCCGCGGAGACGACGATGGAAGAGGGGCCGGCGGCGCCGGCGCCCTCAGAGGGAGAGGAGTAGGCGATGGCGATCCGACGGAACGATGAGGAGCGGCTGGTTATCTGGCCCGAGGCGACGCTCGGCACCCGGCCCGGCGTGCCCGATGGGAAGGTGATGCGGATCTTCGACCAGGACCTCGGGTGCACCGAGGCGATCGTCGAGAACAACGTCATCCGCTACGACATGAACACCGACCAGCCGGGCCGCGGGCGCTGGAAGCTCGAGGGCAAGAAGGCCAACGTCCCGCTCGAGCGGTCGGAGAGTGGCATCTGGCTGAAGGCGTACTTCGGCGCGCCGACGACGACGGGTGCGGCCGATCCCTACACCCACACGTTCAAGCGCACGGTCGCCAACGGCCCGAGCTTCGGCGCCGAGGTCTGGAACGCTGCCAACTCCAAGGGCGATCAGCTCGACGGGCTCGTGGTCTACGGCCTCGAGTTCACGATCGACGCCGAGGACGGCCTGATCTCGATCGGCGTTATGATCGCGGGGATTGGCAAGCAGACGCTCGACCAGGGGGTCGAGGTCGACGCCACTCCCACGGCCTTCACCGACGACGAGTTCCTCAAGCTCGATGCACAGATCAAGATCGACAACACGGTCTCCGACCACGTCGTCTCCGGAACCGTGCGCCTGGAGCGCGAGATCACGATCCGCGCGATCCCCGACACCAACGACTACGCGAAGCACATCATCCTCGGCAAGGAGAAGGCGAGCTGGAACCTCACCGGCCTATTCGACTCGACCTCCGAGGTGAGGGTGTTGGCGACGGGGCGGGCGCAGCACTCGATCGAGCTGCTGTTCGGCCACCCGAGCAGTGCGAACCACTCGCTCTCACTCAAGAGCGAGAAGGCCCTGCTCTACCTCACCAACAACCCGTCGGTGGGTCAGGGCAACGAGCGCGAGATCACGATCGAAGGCCAGGGGCACCCGAGGGGCGCGGCGAGCGCCTCGCAGATCCTCGCCGTCCTCAAGAACCCCGACGCGGCGATCAGCTTCTGATTGGGAGGCTACATGGAGGGACGCCCGCTTTTCCTTCGGACCATCGCAAGCCGTTTCGACGGCGTCTACCCGGTGCCGGCGCCCGCGATCAACGAGGGCGCCGTGCTCTACCTCCGCCCGCTCACGATGACCAAGCTGCGCGAGATCGCGCTCCAGCATAAGCTGTGTAAGCGCTGTCTGGGCTTCGGCGTCGTGAGCATCGGCGAGGGCGAGCACGCGCACGAGCAGCTCTGCCCGATATGCCGCGGCAACCACCCCAAGACGATGGGCGACTTCGGGCCGCGCCACGACATCCTGCAGCACGCGCTCGCTCGCTGGGAGGGCGTGCTCGCCGAGGATCCGGTGACGGGCGAGATCGGGCCGCTCGAGCTGACGCCGGAGGTGCGCGATTCGATCCCGCAGACGGACGGCTACGACGAGATCGTGCGGCTCGCCCGCGGCCTCGTGCAGCACGCGGACCAGGCAGAAAAAGGGGGCTCGAAACCTTCGCTCGCCGGCGATTCCGGTACGGCGCCGAGCGCCGAAGCGCCATCGAGCTGAGCCAATGGCAGGCGCAGGCATGGTTCGCGTGGCATCTATGCGGCTCACAGCTCGCAGTCGCCCCCATGGGCGGCCTGCTGGGGCTGCGATATGAGGGGTGCGCCGTGATCCTCGCCGACTACGGGCTGCGCCACGAGGAGGTCTGGGAGGGGCTGCGCGTGATCGAGGCCGTGCGGGTCGAGGAAGCCGCGAAGAAGCGGGAGCACGACCATGGCCGGCGCCGTCGCTGATGTCCTGTTCAAGGCCGAGTTCGATGCTTCGGGCGCTATCATTGGCCTGAAGAAGGTTCAGTCCGAAGCCAGCGCGACGAAGCCGAAGACCGATTCCGCCGCCAGCTCGTTCAAGAATCTCGCCACGGCAGCAGCCGGCGCCGCGGTCATCGTGAAGCTCGGCGGCTTCCTCAAGGACTGCGCCAGTGCCGCCATGGAGAGCGAGCAGGCCACCGCGAAGCTGAACGCCGTGTACAAGGCGACGGGCGGCGTGGTCGGCATGAGCACGCAGCAGCTCGGTAAGCTCGCCTCTGAAATACAGGGCGCCACCGGCGTATCCGACGAGATGGTGATGAGCGCCGAGGCGGTCCTCCTCACCTTCCGGTCGATCCAGGGCGAGGCGTTCCCGCGGACCATGAAGGCCGCAGCCGACCTCTCGGCTGTCTTCGGGCAGGACCTCAACGGGTCCGTGACGATGCTGGGCAAAGCGCTTGAGGACCCGATCAAGGGCATCACCAGCATGACGAGGGTTGGCGTCACCTTTTCAGAAGAGCAGAAGAAGGTGATCGCGAAGATGGTCGAGACGAATCACCTGGCCGACGCGCAGGCGGAGATCCTGCGCGTGGTTGAGCTCCAGGTCGGCGGCACGGCCGAGGCGATGGGCAAGACGCTCGCCGGGCAGCTCGGCATCCTGAACGAGACATGGGGCGACGCGAAGGAGGCGATCGGCGGGTTCGTCACGGGGGCCATCGCGGCGACGGGCATCGTGCCTGCGCTTACGTCGGTACTGCGCGGCATGACCGAAGGCCTCACCGAGATGGCCGGCAAGACAGAGGTCGCGAACACCGCCCAGGAGTTGACCGCACACTCCCTCGAGTTGCTCATCCCGAAGCGGCAGGCGGAGATCGCCGCGCTCCAAGAGCAGATGCGGCACACCGATCACTCGTCGGACGCCTACGAGGCGCAGAAGAACAAGCTGATGTCGCTGATAGAGGAGCTGCACAGCTTCGAGCAGCAGCTCCCGCAGACCACGGCGCAGGAGGATGCTGCCGCCGATGCGGCCAAGCGGGTCGGCGACGAGTCGGAGGGATCGAAGAAGAAGGTCGCCGAGCTGGGCGATCTGCTCGATCAGTACTACGGCGAAGGCAAGACCTACTCAGCGACCGCCACGATCGCCGCGGACACAAGCGGCGCCTCGACCACGCTCATTGGCTTCCTGGAGTGGGTGAACCAGCAATTCCCGCCCGGCGTCGCGCGGGAGATCGCGCTCGAGGCAGCCACAGCGCAGGCTGAGGGCGACCTCGCCGGATTCATGGAGCGCGTCGCGGAGATCCTGCCGCCGACGCTGCCCACGACCGTGGCTGTCGGCGCCGGCACTGCGCGCGAGGACGCGGCGGCAGTCGCCGCCGACATGAGGGCCGCGGTGCCACTGAGCGTGCCAACGGCCGCGGACTTCGCGGCTGGGGTGGCACTCGCCGCAGCCGAGACCTACGCCGATGGCTTGACTGGCGCGGTTCCTGGCTCGGCGACTACGACAGCGCTTTTCGCGCCCGGAAGCGCGCTCGGCGATGCTGCGGCATACGGCACCGGAGTAAGAGACGCGGTGCCGGGATCAGCGAGCACCACCGCACTCTTCGCTCCCGGCAGCGCCATATCCGACGCGACACGCCTCGGTCGCGACCTCGCCGGGGCGGTCCCCGGTAGCGTCACCACCGAGGCCGCTTTTGTCCCCGGCACCACGGTTGCCGACGCGAGACGCCTCGGCAGTGACGTCCTCGGCGCTCTGCCGCCGAACGTGCCACTCAGCGCGCAGCTCATCAAGGGGAGCACGGTAGCCGACGCCGGGAAGCTCGGCCGCGACGTCGCGGGCGCCATCCCCCCGGATGCTGCCACGGTGACAGCCAAGTTCGCGGACCTCGGCGCGCGCGCTGTCATCATCAACTTCTTGGGCAAGGTCGCCAAGGACTTCCCGCCCGACAAGGCCGCCGAGATCACCGCGCACTTCCGCGACGCGCAAGCCCGCGGCGACGTGACCGGCTTCCTTGGCTACGTGAACACCGAGATCCCGGCGGAGAAGCGCCAGGAGCTGACCGCGGCGTTCGTCGACGTCCAGGCGCGACTCGATGCACAGAAGCTTAAGACGGACATGCCGAGCCTCGTCGGTAAGAGCTACACGACGATCTTGCAGGCGAACCCCGACCCGGCGAGGACAAAGGCCAATGAGCTGGCGGCCGAGCTCGCGGCCGGCGCGGTGGCGATACCGCCGTGGCAGATCAGGCTCGAGGCTACGATTGAAGCCGACGAGGCGAAGGCACAGGCTGAGGCGGAATTCAAGGCGTTCTTCGACTACAACATCGCCCCGCTGCTCGCCGACAGCATCACCCAAGGGATCGTCGACGGGCTCGCCGGCGAGGGAATCGACGAGGCCGTAAAGGCGCTCTTCGACGCACTCGGCAACCTTGGTCGCTCGATGCTGAAGACCTTCCTCGAAGGGATCATCAGCAGCAAGGACGTGCGGCAGTCGCTGATCGACGCCGGCGTCCTGACATCGAATGGCAGGTTCAACGCCGCTGGCACGCTTTCGGCCGCCGGCGGGATGGTCTACCAGGCCGGGCAGCAGCGCGGGTCGCGGGGCATGGGCGCGCTCGGCGGGGCGATGTCCGGGGCCGGAATTGGGCTGATGTTTGGTACAGTCGGCGCGATCGTAGGCGCCATCATCGGAGGCATCGCCGGATACCTCACATCCGGTACTCGCACCGAAGGCTACAAGATCTGGATGCGCGAGCGCGAGGGGGAGACCGCCGGGATTCGCGCCGGGATGTGGTACGGCCCGACGGGCAAGCCCGAAGAGCAAGAGATGGCGCGCGAGATGCTGTCGAAGTACCACAAGGCGGCCGGCTTCTTCCGCGACGTCCTCGACATGCTCGAGGCGCCACTCGGCGATCTCCCCGCCATTGAGATCTCACTCGAAGCGCAGACCAAGGACTTCTCGACCTTCTGGCGCACCTTCCTCACCGGCACTCTGCCCCGAGCCGTGTTCCAGGAGTACAAGCCGGCACTGACCAGCGCCATGGAGGCGTTCGGCATCGAGACGGGCCGCATCAACCTGGAGCTCGCGAAGTTCAACACGGCGCCCTTCGAGGAGGCAGCGCAGGCGCTCAAGGCGTGGATCGGTGCGATCGTCGCCGTGCGTGACACGATCGAGCTGACCGGGCTTTCCTTCGAGGACTTCAAGGCGCGCGCGCTTGAGGGGCCGCTCGAGGCATGGCGGCGCGACAACGCCAAGGTGCAGGCCGATCTCCTGCGCTGGTCGGGGCAGCTCTCGCAGCTCGACACCGAAGAGCAGGTCGAGCAGGCCGGGAAGATGGTGCAGGCGATCAACGCGCAGATCGACGCGAACGCCAAGCTGCTGGCGACGCTCGACGATCTCCGCCAGAAATACGTCGTGCAGCCGCGCACCTTCGACCTGGCCGTGGGCGCCGGCGGATCCGACATGCTCGAGCGCGTCGACGCCGTGCTCTCGGCCGTGGTCACGGAGCTGGCGGACGCCGCGACCATCGAGCAGCTCGTTGCGGCTGCGGAAGGGGCGGACGCCGCGCGCCAGGCGCTCAAGGACCTCGCTGACGTCTACGCCGAGGCGGTCGCCGACTTCACCACCGCCCGCGGCGAGCTTGACGCCCTGGTCGCCGCGATGACTCCAGTGCAGCCGCTCGCGCTGGAGGACGCGCTCGCTGGCGTCCAGGACCTCATGACCGGGATCGACCAGCTCGCGCCGGCGGACGCGGCGGCGCGGGTGCGCGAGGTCACCGCCCTGCTCTCCGAGCAGTACGAAATGCAGAAGGCGAACCTCGAGCAGATCACCAACATCCAGGAATCGCTCGCCGCCTCCTGGGATAAGCTCTTCGGTAAGTGGGCAGAGGGGAAGCTGTCGCCCGAAGAGGTGATGGCGCAGCAGCAGGCGGCCCTCTCAGGGATCGTCGATCAGCTCGCTGCTGCCGCCTCTCCTGAAGAGATCGACCGGCTGGTGCGGCAGGCACAGGAGCTAGCCGGCACGCTCTGGGATAACCTCACGAGCCAAATCGAGGCGCTGGCCGGCGAGGGCGAGGATACGTCGGCGCTCCTGGCCCAGCGGGACGCTGTAGAAGCGCTGGCGCAGGAGATCCGCACCGCGTCGGAGGCGCAGCTCGAGACGTATCGCCAGCAGGTCGAGGCGGAGATCGAGCTCATCAAGGCGGCGGCGATCGCCGCGGCCGATATCCTCGACACGCGCGCGTCCCAATACGACGAGATCCTCAGTCAGGTGCAGGCCGCGGACGCCGCGATCGCCGACGCACTCGAGGGAATCGGCACGCGCCTCGACTCGTGGGAAGCGGAGATCGCGGCATCGAACG